GCGTTTAAAAAGTTAATTGATTGACTTAATTCTTCAGTATTTGATTTAAATGCAGACTGAATTGCTAAAGTTGCTTTCATTGCTTCTTGACGATCTACTTCACCAAGAACTGCTAGACGACTGGTTTCTTTTACTGAGTCTAACAACTCTTGTCCCTGCTTACCAGTTGCAGCAATATCAGCTGCTAAAGAAATTGTTTCTCTGAAATTAGTTCCATATGAAGCAGAAAGCTCTTTTGATGTTGCAACTACTTCCTCTCTTACTTTACCTAATTCAGCTGCAGAAGTTCCAGCAACATCTCCATAAACCTTAGTTAAACGAACTAATTCTTGATCTGCTAATCTAAATGCATCTGCTGCTGCTTTTCCAAAAGCCGCCATTGGAACTGTTAAACCAACAGTTAACTGGCGACCTGCCCATTGAGTANNCCCAGTTAATAAGTTGTCCTGCGCCATCCTGAATAACTTTATTCATGATAGCAAGCTCTTGTCTAGCTAAAGAAGTTTTATTCTTTATTTCATCAAGACCCCTAGGAACATGCACATTGAATTGCATTAATCCTTGAGCATTACGACCTAATGGTTGAAGTATTGAGTTTTGTAAAGCAACTTGCTGTTTAGCAAGGTCTCTAATTAGTCCACCAGATGTTTTTGCATGTGCCTGAAATGTATTAAAATAGTCTCTTAGCTTTAGCTTTCCGCCATCTAAGTTTTTTCCAAATTTTTCTACATCAGATTGAAGGCTTACAAAGTGTGTTGAAAACTGTCCAGTGCTTCTAAGTGTGTCCGCAAAAGATCTATTTATTACGGCAACTTGATTTGCCAGCATCTTGTTAGAGCTAGCTAATTGTTCCTGTAATTTAGATAGGCTGGCTGTAACCTTATGCACATCTGCGATAAGGGATGAGAAGTCGGCATTGGCGACTATGCGTGTACTGATTACTTCTTCAGCCATTTATTGTTTATTGCTCCTTAGAGTAGCCTAGACCTGCACCAATTCCGAATCCAGCTTCTGCTGCAAACGATCCTTGAAGCGATACAACATCGTTACTTGTTGCATTTATTCCAGCAGCCCGAAGTTTCATATCTTCGAACTTATTGCTACTTTGTTCAGTTTTGTAATCACCTATATCTACTCCCTTTAGCGATGCCATAAATTTTTTATCATCATGGTCTTTCTTTCTAATCGCCTCCAGTGTATTTATAAGTTCTGGCATTGATAGATTTTCTTCTAGTTCATCGTAATTTTTCCAATGACCTAAAAGGAAAAGCTCTCCTTCTAAAGCGGCTAAGTCTAGTTCTGTCCAGCCAGAACCGCTGCCGCTAGAAGGTTTGGGTCGTCAAGTTTAATTCCTCCGCAAACTTCAAGAATGCGATTCATAGTAGGAACATCAAGAGCGTCTTCCAAAGCTTCTCTATCTTTTACCAAATCTGGTAGTTGCTTCTCTAAAGCAATTGCACATGCGTCAATAAGAACTGTAAGTGTTTCGCCTTCTGTTGTAACTTCGCTAGTTTTTTGAATTGCTTCCATAAATTTACGAAGCTCTTTAATTGATAATGGTTTGAGCTTTACTGTTTGCCCACTTTGTAGCTGTATTTCTTCTACGTTATATACGGTAGTTGCCAATTTATCCTCCTTGGATAGTCGTATTCATTATAACAAATACGCATTAATAATACAACCCTTAATAGCAGAAAACCCCCGATATTTCGGGGGCTTCTGTTAATTTATTAAATTGTATTAAGCTACCAATACACGGTCAATAATCTTTCCATACTCCTGTCCTTCATAACCCGACATAGCGGTTGGAAGAAGACGGAAGGTTACTGGAAATGTGGTTGGAGTAGATCTTGCTAGAGAGAACTGTGATTGCTGAACTGACAATACACGACGTGCATAATATACACGCTCTGTTGCAGAAGCACCTGTTGTAGGGGCTTGTCCAACAGCAATTAGCTGACGCTCTGTAGGAGCAATACCAAGCGCACCTGCGGCTAAGCCGAGTGTGCTCTTCTTGCTTGTACCAGAACCTGTTTCGATAATTGTATTTGTCTGAGAGATCGCAGTATTATTTGTTGGATCATCTGGCTGACCAAAAATTACAAGAACGTTTTCTAGTGTACCTTCAGACATTTCTGTTGCGATCATAACCTCCATCGCAGACTTGAACAGCTTAGCTGTATCAAGCAACTGGTCAACGGTTACTGAATCATATGTTGGGTTGTAAGTAATTTGCAAACCATTGTTAGTAAACCCTACGTTTCTGTAATAAAATGTGCCAGAGTCTATTGCGTTAAGAGTATTTGTATAGGATGTTCCTGTTACGAATGCTCCAGCATTTGTTGTACCTGGCTCAGAATTCTCATATGTTGCATAACCTGCTGCTGTTGAATCAATATTTGAAATAAACAGTGGTGACGCACCAACGAGAATGTTTTTAGCATTACCTGAGTTTTGTGCCATCTTAAATTTCCACCTCCTGGAATTCTATTAAATTTAAATCAAGCTGGCTAGGCTTCTTTCCTCTTAGTCTAATTCTATGGCATAAAGGGTAAAAAGGCAAACCCTAGGCGAACCTGCCTTGGCCATCTGTAATTCGTGAATATTTCATTTCAAGGATGACGTCTGATGCGAAAAATCCTTGTAATTCTTCTGATGGAGCCGTTGGAGAGATATCTGCTATATACAAAGAATGGAACTTAAATGTATTAAAATTAGCTAGAGATGCATTTACATCTTTTGCAGATAGGTCCATTCTTCTAAATAAATCTGTCATAAAATTTCTTATTTGATTAATATCAGATATGTCTGTTGAGTAGATGGTAAAAAGTATCTGCTCACAACATACTAGCCAATTTTCATCATAAGACATACCTATTTTGTCGTAGACTATATGCTTTTTCCCGCTCAAAAATTGATTCATGTCTGGGCTCTGCTGTACTGGAATAATTGGAACTATGTTCTGTCCAAGTGAATCGCTGTAGTAATCATTCAAATTAAATATGCTTTCAGCAACTAGCTCGTCCCACAAAAACTGTCTTACCTCAAACATTGCGTCTAATGAATAGTTTGTCATAATGATCCTCCAAATGCTGATGTAAGTGCAGAATCTGCCTCAGTCCTTAAAGTATTTGCAGAAAAAGAATATTGAACTTTTTTAATGTTTGATGGTATGCCTAAAGCCTTAGCTGTTCTAGCATTAAATAGTCCCTGAAATCCAGATTTCTTAATAGACAAACTAACCAATTGTCCGCTGAAAAATCTTCCATGTGCTAAATGAAATTGATTTCTTGCTGCAGATCCGCCTGGTCTTCTAACTGTTACTGGCTTGCCTTTTGGCATAAAAACAGTTGTTCCTTCTGATTCAAAAACTAATCTCTCAGCATGTCTTGGATATATTGTTAATGGATTTCCTTCTTCCATTACTTGTGCCTTATTAACAAATACGTGCCTTCTTCTTGAATTTCCATTTGATGGAACTAATGACTTTGAAGGCTTAAAAGAATATCCTATTGTAAATGATAATCCAGAAGAGGATAAAATTTTAAGCTCAAAAAGTCTGCTTGTTTTATTTCCAACAGCGTTCCACTCGTAAACATGATGTAATGATTTAGGCTTACTTCTAGCTAAAGAGTCTATATATTCTCCAAAATCTTTATTTATCTGATTAAATATAGTTTCAGTAAATCTTGATTGAAACATTTTATTTGATGTTAACTTAGCTATTACATTTGCCTGATAATACATAAATGCAGATATTTGAGCTACATTACTGTCTTTAAGAACTCCTGGCGTTGAGCCGCCCAAAAATCTTTCAAGTTTGCTTGCGGCCTGGAGAAGCATTGTCTCATTGTCCAATTTGCTGATTCTCCGATCTCTTTATTGAAGAGTTATATCCAATAATGTTTCCAAATGGGTCTGTTATCGGAGTAGTTCCAACTATTTCAAAAACCGTAGGAGTCTCATTTGGATAATTAATTTCTGTCCAGATATTATTATTATTTGAGTCTCTTATATTTGTAACCTTATCACGTATCGTTAATCGCTCTACGGTTCTAATTTGTAAAACTTGATCGTTAACATATACGTTACTAAATACCTGCTTGTCTCCAGATCGGCTTGTAACAGAATTACTAATTATACCTTTTGCGTGACAATCAATTGTTTTATAGTATTTCCACTCTCTTTTTATAGCACCGCTACTTGCATCCTGAGTCTGATATTGTCTATAAATATCTAACTTCATAGGAAGTAGTGAATCTACTAAATCAATCATTAAATTATTTCAGCCTTGCTGACCATTACATAATCGACTAATAGTCTATCTGCGTAGGCATTTCCTGTTCCTGAATATGCTTCATCAGTATATTCAAAATCCCAATCGAATGTAGAAATATTTTTAATATATTTATTTTTCCAAACATTTTCTTTTGAGAAATAATCTTTCATTAATTCTATTGCTGCAAGTTCTACTTCGTCTGGAACCTTTTCCCAACCAAATCTTCCTTGCACCTTGTATGGGACATTTGCCTTAAATACTCCTTGACCATCATTTATAGATGGTGGAACCATACCATTAGCGATATATACAGTATTGTCAAGCATAGAAGCTCTATTAATTCTGATACCGTATCCAGTTTCTGTTGTTACCAAATTATAATTAAAATTATTAATATTATTAATTGTATCGATTAATAAAACATCGCTTGCATATAGTTCATGCAATTGATGTAATTTTGCTGGAAGAGGTAAAATATCTGAGCCATATCCATATACTACATATACATCATCATACAGATAAAAGCTTTGACCAGTATAATTTTCAATTTGTTTTCTTGCATATCTTTCGGCTTTAACTAACTCTTTATATGATTTATAGTTTGGATCAGAAGAGTCTACGCTAAATCCTAAATCTTGAGCATGATTAAAATCTACATAAGGTGTTACTACAAATACTTCGTCATATCTGACTACCTGAGTTCCGCTAATAGCGTACTCCCACTTCATTCTTAATGTTCTATTTCTATCAGTATATTGAAGTGGTATATATGCAGTATATACGCCTGGATTTAAATCATCTTTATACGCAGTAAGTGTAGCAAGTACGGTGGTTGGATTTATCTGTGGAGAGATAGCTGGATCTTCTGTTATGTCATAGAGCTTAACAGTTGGGTTAGCATCTGGAGAAGCAATATCTCCATTCCAAAAAATTTGATGCGTTACTGGTGATTGTGAATTTAATAATACCTCTGCCATTTTAAAGGCTTAGATTAGTTGTAATACTCCTGAACCTCTTTAGGGGTTGCTAATCTGAAACCTTCCTCCTTATCAAATATTTTTTGTGCATCATCCTTATGCATTGCTACAAATGGGTGATCCTTAGTAAATGTAACTCCCATAATATCATATCTAAAGTTAGCTCTTGTCATTCTAACTAATACTGTGTCTTCCGCCAACTCTTTCTTAGGATCAAACTTTACTGGTGTTTCTACTGACATGTCTTCTGCCTCTTCTAGATCCTGCACAGTTTTATTGTAAACTGTCCACGTTACTCCCTCTTCTGAGAGTGCTGCAATGATATCGGTTTTATTTTTTAAACCTTCAATTTCAACGCCAAAGTCTTCGGCTATTTTTTTTAATTCAGATACTTTTAATGTCTCAAATGACATATATTCTCCTTTTTCTCTTAATCAATTATAGCATTGATAAATTAAAAGGAAAAGCCCCCAAAATTTAATTTGAGGGCCTTTCAGCAGATCTAAATCCTATAAATTAGGAAGCGACCTTAACATTCTTAACGACTACCCAAGCGTCAGCTTGCTCAATCTGTACACCAACACGGGTATATAGAGTGTATTCAATGCTGTCCTTGCGTGGCCAGAAGAAGCGATATACTGTTACGTCACGCTTGACACCAATAACTACGTTATTTGGG